AAAGTAGAGTTGGGCAAGTCGTACCAAGTATTCTCACTAAAAGAAGCCATAGCTTTGGGAATTTCAGAAACTGAAAACGTCTTTGCTTATAAGCACGTAAAAGCGTTTTATGACCAAGCCCCAACAGGCACGCCTTTGTGGCTAATGCTCGTATCAGATGCCACTACTATGACGGCAATGCTCGACAAAGATGGTGCTTTTGCCCCAACTCTCATAGCTGATGCCAAAGGGGCTATCCGCGTGCTTGGGGTAGTGAAAAAAGCAACTGGTAGCGAGACTATCACCGCAGGCTTAGACGCCGATGTGCAGACAGCCGTAGTGAAAGGGCAAGCCCTTGCCGAGCACTTTGAAAAGAAGTATATGCCTTTTAGGATAGTCGTATCGGGCAACAGTTGGAACGGCAAAGTAGCCGACCTTACTAATTTCTCCGAAAACGAACTTAACAAAGTAGCTTGTTTTATTGGGAATGACGATAAGGAGAAAGAAGCATCAGTTGGTTTATTTTTAGGAAAAATAACCAAAATACCCGTACAGCGCAAAATTCACCGTGTGAAAGACGGCAGCGTATTACCCTTGGTAGCATACTTCACTGACGGCACCACTATCGACAGCAAAGCCGACCAATGGGACGCGCTTGACGACAAAGGGTATATCTTCTTTCGCACTTTTGTAGGGCGTTCGGGATACTACTTTTCGGGCGATAATACCCTTACCAAGCCCACCGACGACTTTAAAAGCCTATGCAACGGGCTTGTAATGGACAAAGCAATGCTCCTAAGTTATGGGGTATTGGTAGAGGAACTCAGCGACGAGGTGTTACTATCCGAAGATGGAAGTATTCACCCCGCGATTATCAAGGGTTGGCAAACCAAACTTGAGAGTACCCTGCAAAGCCAAATGGTATCGCAAGGCGAGCTATCAGCTGTAAAGATTGATATAGATCCAAAGCAACGTGTACTACAAACAGGTAAAGTGGTGATAGGTATCAAACTGTTACCCGTAGGTTATGCTGACTTTATAGAGGTAAACATCGGTTTTACTACAACAGTCAATTAGTAGATTAGAAAATTAGCAAATTATGGCAACATTCGACAGCAAACAATATGCGTGGTGTAACCTCTCTATCGTCTTTGGCGGGCGCATTATCATAGGAGTTACAGAGTTGGAATACACCGAGAAACGCGAGAAAGACTTTCTTTATGGACGTGGGTGCAAGCCTCACGGAATAGTAGCAGGCAACCGCAGTTATGAGGGTAAAATAAGCCTTTGGCAAAGTGAGGCAGAAGCAATGACCCGCGATGCCCCTAACAATGATATACTTAGCCTTAGCTTTGACCTTGTGGCTTCCTACGTGCCTTTGGACGGCGGACAGATAGTTACCGATATTCTCAAGCACGTGGAATTTACCGAAGTGAAAAAAGGAATGAAGCAAGGCGATAAGAATATGATTATGGAGCTTCCTATTATCTTCACTGATATAAAAAGACAAGCCTAACAAATTAAACAATAAGAAAATGCCTGTGCAGCTTGCACTTTAAAAACCTTTTAAAAGCAGTTTAAAATGATAAATAAAGAACAAATACAAGAATGGAAACAACAGTACAAAGACATCTTTGTAATTAGTGTAGAAGACAAAAAGGCATACTTGCGTACGCCTGACCGACAAACCCTTAGTTATGCCTCGACCTTGGCAACTAAAGATCCGCTAAAGTTTAATGAGGTAGTACTCAACAACTGTTGGTTGGGTGGTGATGAGGAGATTAAAACAGACGATGCGCTGTTTCTCGCCGCCAGTAGCAAGCTGCCAGACCTTATACAGATTAAAGAGGCAACCTTGGAAAAGCTCTAAGTGATGCGGAGATAGACGAGGGGCGGGATTGGCTTCGTATCACTAACGCTTCACTGCGTTACTATATGCACATTGCCAATCCCGACGACCTCACCGATACCCAGTGGGCTATGCGAGTAAAAGAATTAGAATGGCTTAGACAAAAAGAGAAGGAACAATACAAGTAGTATAGGTAGTTTGTTGTAGTCTTTCACGCTCTCTTGCTTGTTCGGCTCCTTTGGAGAGCATAAGGGCAAGTATTGCTACAAGGAAAAAGAAAACCGCACTGGCAATAGCCGTGGTGGTATATCTCCTCTTAGTAGAGGGCTCTTTCTCAGTAAAAGCCCTATAAGTAGCATAGAAGGGCACACAGAAAAGGGCAGCTCCATAGAAAAATCCCGCACCAATAATTAATAATAAGCCTATAGAGGCAAGTAGGTTAAAGAAAAATAATAATACTCTCATTGTGGCAAATATTTTAGAATATACATTAACGCTTAAAGACTTTGTAAGTGCAAAGTTACAAAAAATCGGCATAAATAACGATACAATGTTAGAAAAATTTGCCGAATTAGAAAAAGTACAGAAAAAAGTCTCTCGTGGCTTTGCCCAAATGGGTACGTCTGTACACACTTTGCAACAAAAAATAGCCCTGCTAAAAGCCGAACGAGATTTACTGCCTATAGGTAGCCTTTCGGCTATTCGTAAGTACAACAGCGAGATTAATAAGTTAGAGCACAGTGTTTCTAAATTGCAAACCCTCAACGGGAGTAAGCTAAAAACGTGGTTTTCGGAGGCTTTGAACAGTCTGCCTGGTTTGGTTACCAACCCTCTTATATTGGCGGGAGCGGGTATAGGTATGAGTATCCGAAAGGGTATGGAAGCCGACTTGCAACAAGCTAATATCACTACTTTGCTTAGGGGTGATGTAGAAAAAGCCAAAGCCTTATATACTCAACTCTCTGATTATGGGGTGAAAACACCCTACGACAAGGCGGGGCTTATTGAAGCACAGAAGACGATGATGTCCTTCGGGCTTTCCTCTGAGTTTGCTTTTGGCAAGCTCAAGAACATCGGCGATATTGCTATGGGCGATGCGCAGAAAATGCAAAGTCTATCACTTGCTTTTGCGCAGGCTACTTCGGCAGGCAAGCTGCAAGGGCAAGACTTAATGCAGATGATTAACGCGGGCTTCAACCCCTTGCAGGTGATTAGCGAACGCACGGGCGAGAGTATGGCACAGCTCAAAGAGCGAATGAGTAAAGGAGGTATTTCGGCTCAGGAACTCGCACAAGCCTTTGAATGGGCAACCGATAAACAAGGGCTTTTCTACCAAGGTGCCGAAAAGGCGGGACAAACCCTCAGCGGTAAGTTCAACAAGATGATGGACTCTATCACCGAACTTGCTTTAAAAGTATATGAAGCCATCAGTCCTGTGCTTAGTCCCTTAGTAGACCTGGCAGCAGTTATATTTTCAAGCATAGGCCAGGGTATTGGGTGGCTTATTCAGAAGTTTCAAGAAGGGAATCCCATTATATGGGGTATTGCAGGAGCTATAGGTATATTCACCACTGCATTGATACTACACAATACCTATACGGCTATTGCTACTGCTTGGCAAAATAGGCTCACTTGGGCAGTGATAAAGACAAACCTTGCCTTTTTGGCAAACCCTATAACGTTGATAATAGCGGGTATTATAGCCCTTATTGCTATCATAGCCTATTGTATTGTAGGTGTAAGCGGTTGGGGCAAAGCGTGGGAATATACTGTGCAAGGTATGAAATACAGTTGGGAGGCTTTTGTAGAAAATTTTCAATTGCTTTGGACTGTTGCAAAAAATACTTTTATGGCAGGTATAGATGCTTGTAAGCTCGCTTGGTATAAGTTTAAAGAAGCGGTTGGCTTAGGTGATAGTACCGAGAACCAAGCAATGATTAACAAGATACAAAATGACTTGCAAGAGCGTGCCAAATCGGTAACAGAGGGGTATAAGAAAGCAAATGAGGCGGGAGAAAAAGCCAAAGAAGCCTTTGGCAAAGCGTGGGACTCTTTAGAGTTCAAGAGCTTTAAGGAGGTAAAAGATGGGCTAATGGGCAAGCTGGGTATGAAAACTGAAAGCAGTCCCGCACCAGGGGTGAGTCCTATTATGGGAGAAACTACTACCACCACGGGAGAAGGCACTAAAACTAAGGACAACATTGTGTCAGGAGGTACCCGACAAACGCATATCAATATACAGATAGGCAATGTAGGTACCGATACTAAGGTATATGTTTCCTCTGTACGCGAGGGAGTAGAGAACTTTGGAGAAATGGTGAAAGAGGAACTCCTAAGAGTTGTTAATAGTATAAACCAAATGCAGACAGCCTAATGAAAGATATACTAATAGATGAGGGAAACGATTTGCGCCTATTAGCAGGTGATTTTGAGGTGGGGTACTCCGATAACCAACAGCAAAAGGCTATCCTTACTACCGAGAAGGGAGAGTGGAAAGAGCACCCCGAAGTAGGGGTAGGAATAGCCCAAATGCTCGCCGATGACCTCTATACCGAAACCCTCATTGAAATAAAGAAACAGTTGGAGTATGACGGTATGCAGATTAACGATGTAGCCCTACAAGAGGGCGGCAAATTACTAATTGACGGAACCTATAACAACAATTAACATTATGCTAAACAAACAAGCCCTAAAACAAGGCATTATCACCCTGCAGCAGGATATGCTTACCAAGACAGAGGCAAATCCAGAAGAGTACGCCGAACGTTTAGCCTCCCTTATTTACGACTTTGTTCGTAGTGGCGAGGTAACAGTAGCCCCTGGTATCAGTGTAAACACAGTAGGAACGGCAGCCGCGCAAACGGGTGCTACTATAAGTGAAGGAAAAGGGAAAATAACTTAAAAAACACATCACAATGGAATGGATATTAGAAGTACTTAAAGAGCATTTCGGTTCGTTTATCGGTATGGTATTATCGGGCTTAGCAGGTTGGTTTTTCGGAAGGCCTAAGCAACAAATGGAGCTACAAACCTCCGAACTTGACAATGTAGACAAGGCTGTGAAGATATACCGAGAGATGATAGAAGACTTAGGCACCAAGTACGCCAATGCTATTGAGGAACTCAAACACGCTAACCAACGCATTAAGGACTTAGAAGCCTCTGTGGAGGAACTCCTTACCGAATTAAAGAAGTACAAACAGCTCAACGGCAAGCGGTGAGCCACCGCAGGCAAATAAATAAAATGACAATAACAGCCCAACATAACCAGTCACTATTAGATCTCGCCCTGCAACACACCGGCTCCATTGAGAGCGTGTTTGAGTTTGCCGAAGCCAACGCTATTAACATCACCGATGATGTAGTGGCGGGCAAAACATTGGCACTACCTGCAGAAGTGTTCACTAACAAAGATATATTAGCCTACTATACGGCTAAAAGCCTACAGCCCGCAACAGCCTTTTCTAAGGAAGATGAGCAAGTTTTCGAAAGGCTTGAGGGCATCAGTATATGGGCAATAAATCTTGATTTCGTCGTTAGTAGTTAGTCGTTAGCCATTAGCAAGCGACACAATCTAACGACTAATAACTAAAGACTAACGACTAAATATTATGGCACGCACTATACAAGAAATACAAACCCTTATTCTCCAAGCCAAAGCACAAGAACCTGCTTTGAATGAGCTGAACAGCACCTCCAAAGTAGCTATATGGCGCTTGTGGGTGTACATCATAGCTGTAGCTATCTGGAGTTTGGAAAAGATTTTTGACTTACATAGAGCGGATATAGACAAACGCCTTGCCGAACTCAAACCACATACTGCCCGTTGGTATCGCAGCAAAGCCCTCGCCTTCCAATACGGCTTTGACCTATTGCCAGACAGCGACAAGTTCAACAACCAAGGACACACAGAGGAACAGATAGAAGCAAGCAAGATAGTGAAGTACTCTGCAGTGATAGAAAGCAAAAACGAGGGGCGTTTGATAGTGAAGATAGCGGGTGAACAAGGCGAGCAGTTGCAACCTATCACCGATGCCCAAAAGCAAGCCTTTGAAACCTACTTACAGGAAATCAAAGACGCGGGGGTGCGCCTATCAGTGGTGAACTACCAACCCGATGTGCTGCACTTGCAAATGAAGATAGTATATGATCCTTTGGTGCTTGATAGTAACGGACAAAGTATCATTCACGCTACACACCCAGTAGAAGAGACTATAAAAAGCTACTTAAAACGCTTGCCATTTAACGGCGAATTGGTCTTAGCACACCTTATTGATGCGCTGCAACAAGCAGAGGGAGTGAAGATACCGCACTTAGTTCTCGCCCAAAGTAAGAACATCACCAGTAGTGGTGAGTATGGCGCGTTTGAAACCATTGAAATTAGCAAGATACCCACAGCAGGCTACTTCACGATAGATAACTTCAACGATATAACCTACGTTAGCAATGTATAACCTAAACATCGACAAACTGCTCGTGCTACTTACCCCTACCTTTTTGCGTAAGGCGAAGCTCATAGCGTGGTTGCGTATGTTGGCAGCACCCCTGCACAAGTTGCTATACACCTTTCAGCAAGCACGCCAAGCAGACTTGTACAACTTGGCACACAACAGCCAAGTATGCTACCTTCGGAAGGCTCTCAATGATGAGTTCGACAGCGAGCAGCGGCGTATCCGTATCGAGGACGGAAAGCAGAACGAACGGCTCTATATCTACCCTCGCAGTGCCAATAAGCCTTTGTTTTTAGGCAAAGTCTTCCTCTACCAACGAGGCGACTATATAGACGGCGGAGTAGATTTTATAGTAGTACTTCCTCAAGGGTTGGAGTACGATAGATACAAGTTAGAAGCCCTTGTGAACTTTTACAAGTTAGCAGGAAAACGTTGGACAATAGAAACTAAATAATATGAATAAGTTACATACCGAACACAATGCAGGCTACCCCTTTGATGTGGCATTTCTTGCCTTTATGCAAAACGCCTACAACCTATTTAACCATTTTGGACACCTCGCTGGCAATAAGGTAATTATTTCAGGGTGTGAGGAGGTAGGCAACACCATCACCCCAGGTACTGTCTATATAAATGGGGAGTTATTACCGTTTGAGGGTGGAGCCAAAGACGATACAGTATGGATACGGGAAGACACCACACAAGTAACCTTTCAGGACGGCTTCTCTCGCACATTAGAAACCGTGCGTACCGTTGTTTTTGGCAGGTCTGCCCCCGATAAAACCTTTAACTGGGAAGACTTTCAACGCGTTACTAACCTACAAGATTTAGGAAAAAATAAAGCTGAAAATAAAGCGTTGAAAGAGTTAAAAGACGAAGTAGAAATACTCAAGAAACAGAAACAAGCTATACCCATTGGGCTCATTGCTATCTGGGGCAAACCTGCTAACCAGATACCCGAAGGCTGGCGAGAGTACACCGACCTACGTGGTAGAATGCCCGTTGGTTTAGACCCCCGTTATCGCAAAACAGAAGATGATGCACAAGACTATCAGCTTAATAGTCTACTGAATCAAGGCGGAGAACGCTCACACAAGCTTACTATTGAGGAAATGCCTTCACATAACCACCAACTGCCTTATAGAGAAACACGAGATGATGCGGGCACAGGAGGTGATAGCAACGAGTTTTCAATAGGAGATGCCCATAAACGCAACACTACCCATACAGGTGGCGACCAACCACACAATAATATGCCACCTTACCACGTGGTACAATTTATTGAGTATGTAGGCTTCCAAGTAGCCCCCTAATAAGTAACTTTTAAAACTAAACAATATGATAACACAAAAAAAGACATTAAAAAAGTGGTTCTCAAACTTTATGAAACCAGCGCAAGAGCACTTTTCTGCTTGGATTGACAGCTTTTGGCACAAAAGCGAGCAAATTCCAATGAGCAGCATCGAGGGACTTAGCAGAGCCATTGAGAACACAGCATCAGCAGGGCAGATGCTCAACCACATCAATGATACGAATGCCCACCGTGGCCTTTTTGATGAGCTGAAAAACCAAATACAAGCCATTCAGACCATCTTACAGGTAGATGATGTAAACCTCGACACCCTCCAAGAAATCGTTACCGAGTTAAAATCTAATGCTAAGCTACAGGAGCTCATCGACAAAAAAGTAAACAAAGAAGAGGGTAAAGGTTTATCATCTAATGACTTCACCAATGAGCTAAAACAGAAGTTAGAAGGTATTTCACCTTTAGTAGGCAAATACTTTAGCAGTAACCTAATAAAAGGAAATACTGAATATCTAAAAAGTGATGTATACCAATCTGGTATCACCCACGAGTTAAGGCTGATTGGCCCTTTTATAAAAGGAAAATGTCTACTAAGCTATGTAGGAAAAAAATTAGGTGAAGGAGTTACAATGAAACTCCTAACACCCAACATAAATAGTGAAGAGGAAATAAAAGGCGAGTTATTACATACTGACAACGAAACAGAAACTCAGTATTATTTGTTAGAAACTGATGATACGGGTTATCTAAAAGGCAGTAACTATTATACTAATAAAATAAAAGTTGAGTTGCAAGGTAGTAATTCTATTGGAAACTTGCAGCTAAAACGTATCTTAACGCTTCCTGAATGGGAGGCAGAAAAAGGGTTTTATAACACTTATGCCAAAGAAATTGGCGAAGGTAGAGGTATAAATGCAGGGCGTTGTAATCTTGTGCCTTCCTATGGCAGGGATAGAGAAGTTTCGGTATTTTATCAAGAAGGTATGATGTTTTCAGTTGTAAAATCAGGTTATGATGATGATGGTAAAATTACTTTTAGTGGTATCAACGGAACCATAGAAGGAGATACAGAAATCACTGGTAAAGTAGGTTCTCGTGCTGAAGCTATTTGTATGAATGGTAAAATCTACATTACTGTACATAACAAAGTATAACAACACCCGTAGGGGCGAGTTATAATTCGCCCCTATTAACTCTAAACACAAACCACTATGGAAATCAGAAAACACATTATCAAATTATTTGCACTCAGTTATATAGTGCCTTTTGCTGGTAAAACAAGAAGTTTCACCCGCTCTGCCAACATCATCTTACCCCTAATACTCATCGGAGGGCTTATTGTTTGTGCCGAGCTTTATAGCTGGCTGTACATATTATTGCCATTGTTGGCTGTAGCGTGTTTCTTTGGCTTTGGGTATTTTCACTTTTCACCTCTTACCAAAGCTGATATACCCTTAATGGATAGCACCCAATGCTGGCAGTACCAGCAACTCTTAGGGGATAATAGCAATACACCTACACAATACAACGCCCGTTGGGTACTATGGGTAAACCCATTGGCTATAGCAATAACCCTTATTATACTATTCACCCTAATACTATAAGCAATGAAAAAAAGCACCCGCAACATCCATTATTTAGTGGTTCACTGCTCCGCTACACCAGAGGGCAGAGAGCACAGCGCCAAAGATATTAACCTTTGGCACAAACAAAGAGGCTTTAATGAGATAGGTTACAACTACATCATACGCCTTGACGGCACAATTGAAGAGGGCAGAGATGTAAATAAGATACCTGCTCACGTAGAAGGACACAATAAGGACAGCATCGGCATCTGTTATATTGGAGGGATAGATAAAAACACCCTCCAACCCAAAGACACCCGCACAGTGGCACAGAAAGAAGCCTTAATAAAGCTCCTTACCGAGCTAAAAGCCTTATACCCAGAAGCCGAGATTTTAGGACACCGAGACTTCCCGGGAGTAGCCAAAGCTTGTCCGTGTTTTAATGCAAAAGACGAATACAAAAACATTGGAAAATGAGAAAATTAGCCCTATTATTATTGGCATTTCTTGCCTTGGTAGGTTGTCGTACCCGCAAGGTAGAAAGCCACGAGCAAAAGCAAGTACAGAAAGAGCACTTTATCACCTATAAAGATAGCTCACAACTATTCGCCTACCAGTCCAAAGTGTCTGCCTTATCCGAACAGTCCGAACAGTCCTTTGAACTCGAACTCGAAACCCTCACCGATAGTGTAGGCAACCCTCGTGAACTTATCTACACCCGCATTCGTGACGGCGATACCGAGACCATAAGGGTAACAAACGGAAAGGTTAAGCTACGTACTACAAGCACCCATTCTAAGAGCCTACAGCAGGCTGATAGTGCCCTTTATAATAATTCATACACTCGCATTAAAACCGAAGCGCAAAAGCACGAATATACCCAACACAAGCAAGTAAGCAAACAAGCCAAAAGCAGCCCCGTAAGGCACATCATTTGGCTCTTGCTACTCGCTGTATTAGTATTTATCCTTTGGAAATATAAGCCGTTTCGGTGGAAGTAAGAATTTAAACAGCTTTTAAATGAAGTTTAAACACTGCTAAAATAGGAGGACAAGCAGTAAAAAATGTCCTCCGCTTTTCTACTAAAGTTCCCCAACTTATTCATAGAAACATCAGCACGCTGACTGCGGAGGACAATATGTCTTCTGCGTCAGCGTGCTTTTTGTTTCCTATAAGTTGGGGACTGCAAAAGTACAACTATTTTCTGAATTACAAAAACAAAATAACAAATGGCAAAATTCAAGTACAAAGAACAGCACGCTATCATCATCAAAGTAAATAGCGAACAAGAACAAAAAGAACTATTCGAGAAACTCCAAAAAATGGGGTTCACTAACCTTAAAGTAGTAAGCGTATAATGGAAATCAAAGTAAAACACACTAGCGAAAACTTCAAAACCTTTCGAGCCGAAAAAGTAAAGTCCCTTTTCAATGCCGAAAATGGGCATATCTGGGAACACACCGCCAACCTACCCATAGAAGACGAAGGTTGGCAAATAGGCCTCATCGTTGGCCCCTCTGGAAGCGGCAAAACTTCCATTGGCAAACAAATATGGGATAGCGGTATTACCAACCTCACCGAAGGCTGGAATCCGAATCTACCCATTATTGAGGATATTTCCCCCGATAAGTCAATGAACGAAGTAACCTCTGCCCTTTCAGCTGTAGGGCTCGGCGATGTGCCCGCTTGGTTGCGCCCATTCAAAGTCCTCAGTAATGGCGAGCAGTTTCGTGCAGGCTTAGCACGCCTCATCTGTGAAGCCCCCAACAAGGTAATAGTAGACGAATTTACCTCTGTAATCGACCGACAAATAGCCAAAATAGGGGCTTCAGCATTCGCCAAAGCGTGGAGGCGTACTCCTAAAAAACAAATCATACTGCTATCCTGCCACTATGATATTATCGAATGGCTACAACCCGATTGGGTGTATGATACGAGAGTATCAGAAGTAAAAAAAAAGTCCAAAAACGAACCCCTATCGAACTCCAAGTTTGGAAGGCAAACGGTAGTTACTGGCGATTTTTTAAAGAGCATTACTATTTAGATCTACCGCACCCTCCTTGCGCTGAATACTTTGTGGGTACAGTTAATGGCGAACTTGTCTGCCACGTTGCCGTCACACCATTATTTACTGCTAATGCTTACCGAGCAACCCGATTAGTAGTAATGCCCGAATGGCAAGGCGCAGGTGTAGGTACACAATTTCTCAACTTTGTAATGCAGTACCATTTAGAAGGTAATGGGCGCTGCAACCGAAAATACCACACCTTTTTTCATACCTCACACCCCCAACTGTGCAACTACCTCCGCCATTCTAATAAATGGGAACAAACCTCTGCTAAATTGCACGGAGATAACAAAGTCCGAAGCCAAGCCTCAATGATAAAAACCTGCAAACCTATTCAAGGTGAAAAGGTAATGGTAGCAGGCTATGGAGGGCATTTTAGAGCCGTACAAGGCTTTAAATATTTAGGGGAAATCACAGAAACAACAACAGAAGATAATAAAAATGAAGCAAAAGTTTAAAGTATTTATCAGCGGACAAAAGTATTTCGGGCAGGAAATACTATCCTTATGTCTTACCAAAGGCTATAAAGTAGTAGGCGTATGTTGCCCCTTAGACGATAAGTATATCGGGCGTTTGGCTAAGCTACACAACATACCCATATTACCTGCAGGAATGCTCACCTACGATACTATGCCCTCTGGGGTAGATTTAGGCATAACCGTTCATTCATTCGACTATATAGGCAAGCGAACCCGCTACAAAACTCGCTTAGGGTGGATAGGTTATCACCCCAGCCTTTTACCTCGACATCGAGGACGCTCAGCTATTGAGTGGGCAATCCGTATGCGTGATATAGTAGCTGGAGGGAGCGTTTATTGGCTCAATGCGGGTATAGATAGAGGCGATATACTATGCCAAGACTGGTGTTGGATACCACCCAAGCTATACGCCACATCACCCAAAGAAGCTGCAAAGGAACTATGGCAGAAAGAACTACTACCAATGGGCATACGCCTAATGGACAAAGCCCTTACCGAAGTAGCCAATGGCATATACACCAAAATACCCCAACGCCAAGATGTAGACACCTTTGAACCAAGCACTGAAGTAAAGGATATTTACAAGCCCGATTTACTAATGTTACCCGATAGGTTATAAAGGCATAGTACATAAAAAAACACGGATAAGCACCCAGCCTATCCGTGTTTTTTATTACCTTTGCCCCGTTCAACCACCGCCAAAAAAATGTACATTTCGTTTTAATTTTTGGTACATTTCGTTTTGCGGATTATACTTATTCGGTTACTACCACTTACGAGTATGAATACGATGCCCAAGGCAGTGCCACTGTCGTCAAGGAATACGAAGACGGCAAACTCACAACCACAAGAAAGAGAATCATAGAATATTATTAACATCCCCAATATTTTTAGAAAATTTTTCTCCCCTTAGCTACCCTTTACCTTCCCTATAGAAACGATATAGGAACGATACAGGAAGAACACCACATCGCCCAAAGTATAAATATCTTCTAAAGGCAGATTCAATTCATAAAGGTAACTTTTTATTTTGCTGATTGTTACTCAATAAGTTAACGTTTCCTTGATTTTTAATA